TTTAGCGTACTCGTACTCATCAGATACCGCAGCGGTATCCACCAACATTTGCACATCAGACACACCAAAATCGCGTGAAGCAATTTGGATGTTGTTGCCAAAGCGCTGCCGTTTAACGGCTTTGTTGGCAAACTGCGTGATGTCCTTACCTTCTGGCTGTCCGTCCGTAGAAGGAGCGTCCAACTCATCTGCCAAAACCTCGGTATATGTACCACCTGGCTTTTGGCCTTTTCTCATAGCTGAAACAACCGGCGTCTGCTCTGGTTCCAGGATCGTTAGAACGTCCCGTAAATCCTCGCGATTACCACCAGTAGTCCCAGGAGAAGAATAACTTTGTGCGCCTGGCATTAGTTAATCCTTTCACTTTAAGCCGCACTAACTGTGCGACGGGCTTTAAGCAATTGCATCACCGCATCGGCGCTCCCGTTGGAGTCTTCAACCCATTTTTCCGCGTCATTAACAGCATTGACCTTTTTAGTCGCGCTCGCCGGAGGCGGCACGCTGGTTGGGGCCGATACCTTTGTTGGCTCGGTAGGCTTTGCGACTTTTTTAGGTTTCGGTTTTGACGCTTGGGTTTTTTCTTGGAGCGCATTGTTGTACGCACCCAATCCCATGTGAAAAATTCCAGCCAATACTTGATAATTGGGGAATTGTTTCAACCCTGGGAATTCCCGTAGGATTTCCTGGTATTCTGAATAGACAGGGTTAGAAGTATCTTTCCAAGCTGGGAATTGCTCCTTGGCCACCTGGCTCATTTGAGCATGGTTTTCAAGCCACTTTTCCCGCGCGGGCAAATGTTCTTCTAACATATCATCAGCATACTTTAGAATGTCGGCGACTTCCTGCGAGTCATACTCTTTAGTTCCTCCGTCTGGCGTATTGAATTCCCCGCCATCTCGGTTGAGCGTTGCCCAGCGCCGCCAATCACGGCATTGCCTGGCTTTTTCTTTCAGTTCCTTTTTAGTCAATACATCAGCCAACGGATCGCTGGCCAATAGACTTTGAGTTCCCTGCTTATCGAGTTGCTCTTGCAGTTTGTCGTTTCGCTCCTGCATTTTAGCTAACTGAGATTCCGCTTCCTGCCGTTGTTCTTCGGCTCGTTTACGTTGCGAAGTTAGCTTACCAATTCTTTGGTTTATGCTTTTTTGCGCCTTATCATCCAGCCCATCAGATTCCTCCACATCATCAGCGTCTTGCGCTTCCGCTTCCTCGGTTTCCTCATCGGTTGGCTGATCCTCTACCTCGTCCGGTTGCTCAACCTCTGGTGTTGATTCCGTTTCGGGTTCCTCTGCGCCCGCTTCGGTTTGCTCGTCTACCGCAGCGGGTTCTTCCTGGGCCTGTTCACGATTCTTTTGCAACAATTCCCCCAAACCCTCAAAGGAGATGTTGTCCACGCCATTTTCGGCTGACGTTGGGCCTACTGGTTCTGTAACTGTTTCCATGCTTTACCCTGCAAGTCGGTTATCATTGATTAGTTTAGGGCCAAACAAAGAAAAGCCCGTGTCAACGAGAGTGTTAACACGGGTGCGCTTGGTTATGTCTATGGATTTAAATTGAAATAGGTCGAAATCGACCAAAATCAGTCAAAATTATGTGACTTCATCTCTCATCGCTTGGTTCATTATTTGAACCAATTGATTCTCGATGCTTAATATGGCGCTGATTGAACCTAGATTGTGCGCGTTGCGATAAGGCTCATTGGCGTTGGCTGGATCAGAGGTGTATAAAACTTGCTCATCCTTTAAAGCACTTAAAAGCGCCCAAACAGCATTAAATCGAGCGTCCTGCATTAAGGTGACTAAATCTATGTCCCTGGTTATTTGATCTATTTTGTATTCGTCTACTGTCATTTTACAAATTTACGTCTGGATTTCCTTCTATTTTGAAATAGGCTTGAACGCTACCCTTTGTGTAATAGCGATAACCATTTGGAGTTAATCTCACAATTTTCAATTTACCTTTATCGCCTAAATCAGCCAATATCTGACTTTTAACACCACATAGACGCTCAACATCCGCTGGGCGCAACAACCAAGGTAAATCGTCAAATTTCATTTTTAAGGCGTCTGTTTTCTTTTCTGAGCTTAATGTTTTCTATCCTTAACTCACGGCAACATTCTTTTAAGGCCCGTATTAAATCCTCTTTTGATTGGCGAACAACTCTTACCGGCTCTTTATCCATATCTATTTGGTGCAACCAATCCGCCAGTAGCTTGTAATCTGTTTTCATCGACATACTCACATCCTCTTTTAAATAAATATCGGTCTGGATCTACCACATCTTTTAGCGCTCCCTTTAATCCGTCCAGGCCGGTGTATTCAGCGTAGGCGTAAATAGATTGCTCACAATCGCTACTGATAAAATATTTAGGACTGTTCATGGCGCTAATTGGATTTGTTTCATCGTAATCAAACATATCGTTAATGACCGTTATGCCATCTTCTATGTCGCCTCCTGGCCCTGCATACCAGATCATACTCTCCCCAATTACTTCACCTTCGTTGTCGTGTTGTTCCTCATCCATCATGCTAATGATGGATTGGCCCTGTTTGACATTGGGTACTTCTGCGCCGCCGCCTCGCGGATCAATTACTCGTTCAAATATTTCTTCATCTCCCTCAAGTTTTTTAATCAGTTTTTTATATGACAAAATTGACATTCCCATTGGAGTTTGCGCTGGGCCTGGCTTGCCGTCTGGTTTATCGCTTGGAAATGCCCATTCACCGTATGTTTTCCTGTCCGGCCATTCCCGATAAAGCCACACCCTGTCCAAATCATCTATGATGTACCATTTGATGAACCAATTTTTCGTACCCCCTGGGTCGCAACTGCAATATCGCGTTCCCGCTTTGGGTATATCTTTGGGGTCAACCACATGAACCGTTTCGTTGAATTTAGGAAACGCTTTGCCTTCAAGCCTTTCTGCCCAGCCGTAGGCGCGTATTTTAATTTCCTCTGTGGTTTTGCCGTCCAACATTTTGACGATATTTTCATATCCACCAAACGGGTTCCAAATACTGTGAAAACATATTATTGCAGCGCTTTTGCTTCTCGCTTCCAAGATGTAGGGCATCTCGCCTTTTTTGCATCCAGGCACATGGATGTTTTCCTGCTCCAACAATTCCGCCGGACGGCTTTCCACGACGCGCGATCCCGCCAGGTATTCCTTAACCGTCATAGTGTAGCCGCGAACAGGGGTGAAAGTAATTATGAGTTTGCCGCTTCTAGTTACAATTCGGTAACGCAATGTTTTTACAAGCTCATAACCAATAAGCTCATCCGCCCATATCATGTCCAATTCGCCACCCTCAAAAACACGCTCATCCATTGAGTAATTTAAGAACCTGGTGCGCGATCCGTTTGGTAAAATAAAAATTTGATCTGAAAAGCCCCCTTTATCAGTCCAGCGCACATTGGTTGTCTGTCCCTGCTTTCCAATGTCGCGCCATTCTGGTGGCATATATCGCCTAACAACCGGCTGCTGCATTTCAATGCTGGAGGGCAAGGTACTGTGCAAACACCAGGTATTTATTTTTTCTTCGTGTACCATTTTTTTCACAACGGTTCGCGAAGCCCATTCAGTTTTCCCTGAGCGGTTGCCACCTAAAATAAGCAGTTCGTCGTATTCTTCCAGCAGCCGATCCGCGTCCTTCCATGACGGCTCAATCTCCACGCCGTAACGCAACGGATCGCTTTGGGCTAGGCTAACAACCCGTTCGCGTTCGCTGATTTTTTCCTGCAAATAATCAATGCCGTACTTGTCGGCAATTTTAACCATTTCCTCATCAGTAAAAGCAGCAATGCCAGGATATTTAGTCTGATTTATCATCGTCTTGTGTGACCTCTATGGCATCCACTTTTTTTTCAGCCAACTCCATCTTTATTTTTTTGATTTTTTCATCCAACTCACCCGCGCTGATCTCGCGGCGCACCTCATGTATTTGCGTGGGCATTCCCTCAAATTTCGTTAGATGATCGGATATGATCCCCCATGCAATTGGTTTTTTGTCTGCTGATATTTCATCTTTTTGTATGGCTTCCATGAGCGAGTCGGTTGCCATGCGGTGCAGCGTTCTAATCTTATGCAGCGCCCGCTCTTTGTAAGCTGCAAGGCGGCCGTCAAGTTCTGCTCGATGCTCCAGCGCCGCCACCGTATTGCGGCTTACTTTCATGCGCCTGGCAATTTCTGAATGGGTCATGTTTGGATCGACAATTAATTCCAAAATCATGTCCACTTTTTCGCGATCACGCTCAATGATTGCGCCGCTAAATTGCCCAGGCTTTTTTTCGTAAGCCGCCAGCAGATTTTTAGTCTGCTCCATTGTTTCCTCACGCGAAAACAGTTCGCCTTGATCAGCAAGCGGATCAGCAGCCGGTTTTGCAACAGGAGTTAATTTTTGCTGTTCTATGGTGTGCTTGCTCCTTTTTGGCCGTAGTTAAAACCACTACCGTAGCCCTGTGCGCCACGTTTAGCCCAAAACCTTTCGTAGCCCCTATCTACATCTTTTTTTAGATTATTATATTCGTGACCACGGGTGTTAAATTTTTCCTGTTCCACAACTAATTTTTTCTTGGGAACTTTGGAAGTTTTTATATTACTGTCTTTACCGCTCATCTTTTACCTCCTGTGTACCTTTCTGCGTGTCCCTCTTTAACAAGGGTTTCATTTAAGTTTTCACCGTTGTCATTAAACAGCGTGCCTAGCGTCCGGCCAAATTTCCCTTTTTTGTCTAGGCTCGTTTTTACAACGCAATAGTTTTCGTTTTCCTCTAACATTTCCACCAGCCGCGCCTTGGCTGCCAGGCCCGCCCTTTTTTCGTTTATGTCTCTGGTGCGAGTTTCCGGCGTGTTAATACCGTACAACCTAACTCGTTGCTTGTGGTGCAGATCAAACCCCATGTCGATGAGGCAGTCCACGGTGTCGCCATCCACAACGCGCGTCACTTTGGCGTTGTAATGAAATAGTTTGTTTTCTGGTTTCATAAATTGTGATTAGCCCGCCCTGTTGAGCATACTAGCAATAACACCCGTAGAGGATCGGGATTTGGCAGGGGCAGGACGGGCTAAAATTATTTGCATGGAATACCTTCAGCTAATACGTCCTCTAACTTATCTCTGTGACCGCACGGATTAACCCATTGCTCAACCCAAAACGAAGCGCCTGGACGATGCACTCTTACAGAGTGTAACTTGCCTCTTTTTGCGCCACATACCGGACAGTTATCATTTATCTGTAATCGACTGACTCCTTGCAGATCGTCGCCTTCCCAAATGGGTACTGTAACCTTCATTAGTCGAACCAATCTGTTAGTCTGTCTTTTTTAAGCAAATCTTCGGGATTGATTTCAGCACGTTCCCTGGCTCGCTTTAATTGATTTTCCGTAAACAAATACGGAGTTTCATTTTCTCCATCACTA